GCCATTTTAATTTATTTTAAGCTATTTTTAAATATTTACCAATAATGCCAAATGCCACAATGCCACTTGCATTAATTGATGAAACGTCTGTTTTAGTAGTTAAATTAACACCTAGAACAGTAACCCAGTTAATTGGAACTTCTGGAGCTGGCAATAACTGACCTTCAATTGCACCATCATCATTCGTTGTGGTAAAATTAACTGCCGCAGAAGGAGTTACTACTTGAACTACAGCTGAGTCCCAGCCAGATAAATCTTGGTAAAAACTACCATTAGCATTAAAAGAATCAGTTGCATCTACAACTGTACTAATTTTAGAACTAAATTTTTGAAGTCTTATTAAGAGCTTGCTTACCGTTGCCATTTTATTTTATTTTATAGTTTTATTGTTGTGTTTCCATTTGTTCTTGTAATTCAGGTTCCATTTGTTGTTCTTCAGAACCTTGTTCCATTTCTTGCTGTTGCATTTGCTCCATTTGAGCTTGCTGTTGTTGAGCTAATGCTTGTTGTTGTTGTTGATTTTGAACAGCAATTGGGACGGTGACGTTCTGTAACATATTAGCAACTAATGTCTGAAGTTCTGCTGGTACAGGAATATTTGCTTTTGCAAGATCAAAAACACCTTGTAAAATTATTTCCTTTTCCTTTGTTAAAGACTTTTGCTGTTCAAGAGAGCTATCTGCCTGCATCTTAGATTGAATACTCGCTTGTTGAGCTTCTGCATTTTGCTGAGAATTAACCATAGCTTTTTCTTGCTCGGTTTTTATAAATCTTTTTTGAGCTTGTCTAAAATACAATTCCCCAAGTTCTACATTTTCTTTAGCCATTCTCATTGCTTTAAATGGATCTAAGTAAATAACTAATTGAGGATTTGACGCAATAGCATTGTTCATCATTGCTTGCAATGTAGCAAGTTGAACGTCATCAGGCATCATTTTTATAGAAGCAACAAAATTTCTGTCCTTTACCTGCTCTTCCTTTAATAAATCGCTATATTTTTTAGCACCATGTGTAACACTTTTATTTATTAAACAAGCCACCTTTTTAGCAGTTTCTTCCATTACATAGATATATGCATCATACATATATTCAGTAGCGTTATTTGCTAAAACTCTTGAAGCCTCAATATTAGAAGCAGCCACTCTTGGTTGTGCAGCTTGGTTCATTAAATTAGGATCTTCACCTAATTCATCTTTTAATACTTGATAATGGAATTGATATAACTGAATTAAAGCTTGTAATTGAGGAGAAAAACCTGTATTAGCTAATTCTGTAATTGGAACAGGAATACGATTACCTTCAGCATCTCTACCGCGATAATAAAGTTTACCTGTTTGTTCCCATATCTTTTGAACATCAATAGGCTTTACAGAATCACCTAAACCTAAGTCAAGCTCCTGTAATGCGTCAACATCAATTGCCGCACCTGCCGGTACCATTTTAGCTACAAGTTGTTGTATCTTTAATCTAGCTAAAATCATTTGTTCAATAGGCTCTTCAATTTTTTCTGGTACAGCTACGTTACGCATGTCATAAGGATCATACATATAAAAGCTATAAGAAAATTCTGCGTTGCCTATTTCTTTTGGATCTTGTGGACGAATCATGTTTTTCTTAATTCCCCAATGAATCATTGTTTGAGTAACTGGGCAATAAACACCATGATAAATATTCCACTTTTTCTCTTCTAAATATTCTTGATTTTCATCTAATTTTTCTGGCTTACCTTTTTTGATAATAGTGCTACCATTCTTTTTAGTTTTAGTAACAGTATAACCATCAGAATCTAATGTGCGAATTTCAAAATTAACTAAATCAATATTCCACTCATCATAAGGTCTTAGCCAAGCGACATTCCAATCTTGCATCCACTTAATCTTATCAGTAAGTTGATACTCTTTTGATGATTGAGCTAATTGAAATATATCTTCTTCAGAAAGTGTACCCCCTGCTGCTTTACTATATCTTGCTCTTACTTCACTAATCTTCATTGAAAGAATGTGACCTCTATAAGTCGTATCTCTAAAATCAGGAAAATCAGAATATGAATAAATAGCATTTTCAGGTCTAATCCATTGAACATGGACTTCACCTTCTTCATCCATCCAAGTATATGTACAAACTAATCCAACCTCAGCTGAATCATGCAATAATCTTTGTTTCAAAACATCGTTCCAGCCATTGGCTTCAAAAACATTATTACAACCAATGCTGTATAATATTTCTTCTGGCAAATGATTGAACTCCATTATCCATTGATCTAATTCATCTTTATCTTCTGCAACAAATGTATCTTTAGGAATAATTTCAACACCAGATTCTTGCTGTAATTGAGCAAGAGTTTCTTTATTTCTGTATAAAAATTCTGCCTCATCTGCTTGTCTTTGTTTTAACATTGCAGATGCGGTGTCATTAGCATTAACTGTAATTTTTTCTCTACGACTCATCCAAGAACCAACCAACCTAGCAACAATAGTATTACCAATAATAATTGATTTCCAGTTTATATTTACAAAATTGGCTTTGCCATTCATTTCCAATCGGTCCATAAACACACTCATGTCTACTTTACCGTTAGCAATTTGTCTGTTTTTTCTAAATCTATTGTTTCTTAACCAAAAATAAGTTTGGTTACCATAAATTGTAGAATAGATATTTTGGGCAACGTTTTTACCGTATAAATAATCTTTTTTAGACGCTACATCAGTAGTAATTTGGAAGTCTTTAAGCGACTGTCCACTACTATTTGCCGAGGATATGTATAAAGGACTCTCTGCCAATTTGAATATATTTTGTGTCAAATATACTAAATCTCCAGAATTTAATAAAAATTTTAATTAATTAAAAGAAGGAACATAGCTTTTTACCAAAGGTTCTCTTTTAGGAGGCTTAATAACAGGTTCCATTAAACAAACTATAAGCATCAAAAAAGAAACGGTAATATCATAGTCTGTTCTGTTATTTGGATCAAATTTTTTGGCATCCTCTAATAAATTCTCAAAATCTATAGAATCAATATGTGATTCAAAATACATAATTCCTACATCAGCTTGTTTTGTAAGGCTAAATGGGGTAGTAGGAAAACCCTTATACCTCTCAGCTGTTTCTCTTTTTGCAGGATCAATTGTAGAAATTGGATAAGAACCTAAATAACCAACTCTACCCCTTTCCCTAAAATATGAAAGATAATCATCACTATTATGTTCATACCAAGCTTGATAACCGTAATATTCTGCTGCTAAAAGCACCTGTTCATGTAGCGTTTCTTTAATATGGGGCCTACCATATAGATGACCTATTGCCTTACCGGTATTTGAAGGATCTAATAAGTTATATCTTCTGCCAATCCAAGCCGATGCTTTTGAACCAAATTTACCGCCCTGACTATTACTGTATCCATCAATTGCAATAGCGCCATCATCTGTTCTACCGGGTTTTTTTGTTCTAATATCAAACACATGACTGTTCTCTTTTCCAACAGGTGGAAATTGAGTGATAACCCAATGAAAATCTTCCTCTTTATCGTTTATGTTTCTCCATTTTACCGTTTGGTCAATATCTCTATAAAATATAACATGCCTTTTTAATACCGGATTTTCTTTTAAATACGACTCTCTTGCTGCTATATTCATTACATTAAATATGCATCCATCGGCATCTGTACTAAATGCCTCATCAATCGTTAATGGCTCTTTTCTAATACGAGCCGATAATGCTCTTGGGTTGTTTTTAACCGTTTCCCTATCTGCTTCAATTTGCAAAAAAGTCTTTTCTTCATCTGGAAAACCAAAATCATCAAAGTTTCTTGTTCTTTTTGCAGACATGAAAAATCTATACAACCCACTAGATGTATTACCATTGTCTTGTCTTTTCTCCTGATTACTTTCTTCCCAAAGTAGCTTAAATGCCTCTTGAACACCATCTTTTTCAGACGTAAGCTTCTCTACGGTAGTTGTATATAAAGCCTTACCAATAACCTTACCTTCATCATCCAGTAAACAATAACGAACAACCTCATGTCTGTCATAAACGTTTACTTCTGTTGTTTTACCGCACTCATCCGCAACATACCTATGCAACTTCTGTCCATCATAAGCTACCGTATCGGCAGACTGGTGGTCAATAACCGAACCAAGTTCATCTTTATCTACATTATCCTCTGCCTTCTTACCTCTTACGTTTGTCTTTTGGAAACGCATTTCTGACTTTGGATTAACACCCAAAGACATATCGTACTCAGGTCTAAAGAATTTAGGAAGCCTTCTGAATGGATTTACAACCGTCTTTGCAAAGAATTTCTTGGCATCAGATCCTGTTTTAGACTGAATACCTCCATTTGTCATTTTGGTTCTGGTAGTATATTCTGTAACAAACAAACCAGCCACAAAGGACTTACCAAAACGTCTTTTTGTAACCTCCAACATTCCCATACATAATGGATCCTGTATGCAATAGTCCATAAAATAAAACTTCTCTAAATCCGGAATCCTGAATTTAGGATAACCAATATCTATACTCCACCATTGCAAATACAAGTAATGCATACCTGTTAAAAAGGTAGGCTTACCATTATTCATGTACCAAAAGCCATTCAATCTTCTATCCCACTCCTGTTTCTTAAACTCCTCTAATTTTTCATCATAAAATTCTGGAGCATCATCTTTTTTCTTCTTATCGTATTCATCCCATTCTTTCATGGTATCAGCATACCAGCTTGGAAGCGGTATTCTTTTCCAATATTGCTCAGTTTGAATATCGGACCTTTGGTAAATACCCCTATACTCAACCTGTTTGGTCAATATATTAAAAACATAACCTTCTGGTGGGAGATTACAATCTAATCCCTGAATGTGAATCGTGGAACCTTTTTCAATTTTTTCGTACATACTATGAGCGTTTGCCTGCTAATTCACCTATTTCATCAGCAACACTTTCTGGTGAAAATGGTCTTTTATTTATTACGACAGCCTCTTTTTTGCTTTCTTTTCCTTCTTGGTTTATGCCTGCGGATATTTCTAATGCCCTAATAGACTCAGTAATTGTGCCAGCTTCGGACCAAAGCTTCTGCAATCTTTCAAATGACTTATCTTTTGGATCAATCAATTCAATATCTAGCAAATTAATCCTATTAAGCAATTCTGCCATCTCATTAGCCTTTCTTTGCAAGCTATAATAAAGCTTAATTGCCCCATCTTGCTCATAATAAGCCAATTTGCCACTTAAATAGGCATTTGATTTTTCTAATTCTTTTACCTTTTGCTCTAATTCAGACATACTACATTTGGTGTTGATATTGTTACCAATTTTGATGCATCAGAAACTCCATACCCAATTAAAAATTCATTATTAATAACTCTTGTTGTTAAGTCATGGTCAATAGCAATTACTTCATTTCTTTCATGCCCCTCTGGATAATATCTAAATCTAATTATTTTACCCTCTGTTCCATCATCATTCTGGTAAATAATCTCGTAGTCACTTGATATTAAAGTAGTTACAACCTTACCTGTAAGCTCACCACTTGTAACATAAATCTTATTTTTTATTAAAGTAGGAGGTATACCTTCTAGTGGACCATTGTACGGCTGGAATATTCTTAACCCAGTAACAAAATTATTTAACGGCTGCCATGGTTTACTTTGACCATCTCTCCATAAAAAACATTCTTCAATAGGTATTGAAAAATACTGAATATCTGAAGATGCTTCAGCTGTTGGTCTTAGGTAATTAAAAAGCTTGTATGTATCGTGTGTAGCATTGTGATGTATTAATATCTCTGCGCCTTCTGGAATATCTTTAGCTGCTACAACTATTGCATTTACTGGCTTTACATAACGCATATTAAAGTTATCATAAACTCTTTCCAACTTGATTTTAGTGCCATCTTTAAAAGTATGGCTGTTTTTACTTTCTAAATCTACTTTAATAATAACTCTATTTGACGGAGCAATTAATTTCATATTTAATTAATTTAATACAAATGTAGAACTAATTTAATTAATTTAATACTTTTTTTTAAAATAAAAATTACTAAATTTTAAGTATATTTGTTGAAACAATTTATAAACAATAAAATAAAAAAAAATGGCAAATCATGTATCGGTTTATGTTTATCGTAGAAATCAATACGATTTAACAAACGCAAATGGAACACCTGCAACAAATGGTGTATTATTTTCTTTACCAACAGCCAACTTACAGGTTCAACCTTCTACGGTTGTGGCGAATGGTGTTCAAATGAACTCATTAATTCTCATTTACCCTAGTGGTCTTAATCAACCTGCTGAAAAATTATACAGTGACGCAACTGTTGCTGGTTTAATTGCAGCTATTAATGGCGGTGGAATCCAAACTACAACCACAACCACTACAACTGCTGCTCCAACCACTACAACTACTACAGCAGCTCCTACAACCACAACAACAACAGCAGCTTAACCAAAAATTTAAAAACAAATAAAAACATTATAAAATGGCACAAATAGTATCAATTACTGCATATCAAAGAAATCAATATGCTTTATTAAACCCAAATGGAACTCCAGCAACATCTGGTATTGCTTACGGATTCCCAGTTGAAGGATTTGTAGCTTACCCAGCTCCTTCTGGAACAGTAGCAAACGGAGTAACTATGAACTCAATTGTTGAAGTAGCTCCAACAGGACTAAATCAAGTACCTGTTTACTTCTACACAAATGCCACTGTAGCGCAAATTAATGCAGCTGCAAACGCTTAAATAAATTAGGCCCCTATTTTTTAGGGGCTTTTTTATTTTCTTTATATACTGTTTTTAGATTTTTGTAGATTCTTTCTGCATCATCAATAGTCTTGCCTGAACCGGCAGCTAGAGCAACAGATAATCTTCTTAGTTTTTTGGCGGCCTTGTTATTCATATTTAGTATGTATTTATAAAAATTGGTGTTTGTTCTCCAACATAAGTGTTGAAACAATTGTATTCTAAAAATTCCCAAGCATCTTCTTCGGTCATTTCAGGATCCATATTCAATAATAAATCAACCATAATCTCTTTAGAATATACAAGTTGACCATTATCGGTTAATCCAAGAATAGCTTTATCATAACCGTCTTTGTTTCCATCAAACCCATCAGGTTTTAATGCCAAACATTCTTCGGCAGTTTGTAAAATTAATTCCAAATCCATGTTTTAGTTTTTATCTCCCCTGACCTCTATATTCTTTAGGTTTAGGAGTGTGTTTGTTATAGGTTTTTTTTGCGCTTCCTGTCTTTCTTTTACCGAATGAAATTTTTCTTGAATCGGATTTAACTTTCGCCATTTTGATGTTTTTTAAGGATTAATTGGTACGAATATAAACCATTTCCTTCATATCTTTTATTCAAGGTATGGCCACCAAATTTTTCTTTTCTAAAATCCCTTAATCCAGCAGAAACTGATGCTTCAGGAACACCTATAAATTTAGATATTTCCCCAAGCGTCCTGTATACACTATCTTTCATAAGTTCTTTTAATTTGAAATGGTTGTTGGCTAACCTTTGATAATCCCTTTCCTTAACATAATCAGCGCCATCAAATTGTAGTTGTTGTTGCATAGTATTACTTTTTATTTTTAAAATAATCTAGGTCAATATTTCCTCCGTCCATTTTATTTGGGTAGACGATAATGTCGGTGTCGTAAAAGTTCCGCACGATACCACTGTCGTGTAATATGACTTTCCAAACAGTATTGATTTCACTTCCATAATCAATCCATGCGATTGCTTTTCCTTTTCCGAGTGGTGTATGGACATCTATAATATTTTTTAATTCATGTATATACATTAAAATGGGGCTTCCTCTTGTTTACCAGAAAGCAGTTGCAATGTAGCTACTCTTGCGTGTAATTGAGCAATTGTTTCGTTAGTGTTAGCATTTGTATAATTCTTTGCTTCTGGTTTACCTTCCATGTAAATCAAAGTCCCTTTCTTTAAATAACTAGCAACATTGATTTTTTCGGTCCAATATGCACATGAAATCCAAGTTGTTTTATCAACTTCTTGACCATCTTGCTTCTTAAACTTTTCACTGTAAGCCATTGAGAAATTAATCACCGTCTTACCATTTACATTGTTTACTACTGCATCTTGACCTAATCTTCCGATTACTGAAATTCTAATCATTGTTTTGTTTTTTATAATTATTAAAATATTACTTCTTCTCCGTTTTCATCTTGGTATGGAAGCCAAGCTTGACTTGCTTCTTTTCTTTTCCAAAATTCATAATTCTTTTTATTTAACATCTCTTGTATAAAATCCCTTCCTTCAATAAAAAATCTCCTTCTTTCCCAAACATATTCAACTAACATAAAACCTTTTCTACCAACGCTTTTCTTTTTAATCTTTTTTGAATGAAATTCTGCTAAAGGATTATTAGGATCCGTTTGTGCAAATGGTCTATGATAAACTAATATATTATCCATTTTATTATTCCACATTGCGCCATCAGCTACATCAAAAACATCAGGACATTTATAGTTACCTGTCTTATCTCTTTCCATTAATTTAGGATGCGCAATTACCCAGAAATATACATCATTTTTCTTTGCAAATCTTGAAAAGTCAGCCAATAATGTTTCAAGGTATTTATCTGTTCTCCCACCAAATCCTTTGTAATCATTTGTCATCTGATTGAACGGATCAATACAACAAAAATCAACCTTCTCTTGCACAATCAATTCAAGAAACTTCTCCTTAATATACTGGGGGGTAGGGGAAAGCATTTCTGCGCTGATGTAAAAAATGTGTTTAGATATGAAATCATAAGCAGCTTCATAAACCTCGTTTGATGGTCTATTTGGATTAAATGGGGTACACTCACAGCCCAATAACATCTCAACATAATCATGAAAATATTCTTCAGCTGGTGTATCTTCAGGTGAGAAAGTAGCAATCTTCTCCCCAAACATTATAATTCTTCCTAAAATCTGTGATTTCTGCCAAGCGGTCTTTCCGTAGTTACCAATACCGGTCAATAGTGTTATTTCTCCTCTTTTTGGCTTGAACAAATAATCAAGCTCAGGTATACCAACCCCCATAATCTTCTCAAACCCTTTTTCGTTTATTGACAAAGCCCTATCCTTAACATCAATACCATAAACCACATCCTCAATCCTATAATTCTCACCGTTTTCTTCTGTAAATTCACGCTTTACATCAATCTCATAATTAGTTTCTTTACTAACCAACTTCTCTTTCTGTATGGAAGCCGTTCCAAAATTGTTCCTATTTGCCCTATATCCGCTCTTTACGGCACTTTTCATCTCCGACATGGTAAAGTCATTGCTGACGGTGTATTCTGCCGAAATTAGGCCTAATGCAGCGTTTTCATCAATACCGAAACGGCAACATGCGGATGCTAATTTGAAAATATATGTATTTCGCTCTCCTGTAACAAAAGCATCGTTCTTATTCGTAAGCCATTTTAATATTCTACGAAAGTTTTCGGAGTCATCTACATTCTGGTTCTCGGTTACGGTTATCTTCTCAATTTTCTTAGCCTTTGCAAACACAGCAGCCTTATCGTTTACATAAATTTCAGGATCAAAGCTTTCGTAACAAACCCTACTTACATTGATTCCACTCCTGTCAATCTCAGGAAATACTTCCTGTAAAGACTGAAAATGCTCTCTATGCTTTGAACCGTCAGCTATTTTTACCAATGCTTTTAACCCATTACCAGATGGACTAACCCAACAAGCATACACAAAATCGTGTGAAATTATATCGGTTTGCTTATCCCTTAATTCAGATATGTCATCAAAATCAAGCACAATGAAACCACTATGCTCAATAAGCTGCTCATCTTTCCTGTCATTACCAAATTTACCACTAAAGCAAACTGAAGGTAAATTTAACTTAATCTTATTAGCCTTTTCCTTGTCAAGAGTATTCCTGATTTCGGTAACCAGTTCCTTACTTGAACCAGATTTAATTCTTTCTAAAGCTTTTTCAATTGTGATAAAGTGAGGTTCCTTGCTAAAAATGTTTTTAAAAATAGTAGCTATCATCGTATTAATTTAAAGTTTTTCCTAATTCCTGTTGTCTTTTCTTGTAAGCTTCAAAATCGTTATTTTTATAAATCTGCTGCTTTGGTAAATCTAAACCAACCAATTCATCATTCCATGAACTGTTGTTAAAGAAAGTTTGAGGATCCTTCCTGAATTTTTTATCTGGTTGGATAGTCTTGTATTTTGGTAAATAGTCAATGATTGATTTTCTATCTGAATCTTGCAATGACTCCCACTTCTTTTTTAACTTATCCTTATCACCCACTTTCTTGTCATATAAATCCCAGAAAATATCAAACGATATATTTATTTCTTTTATTTCCTTTCCTTTTATTTCCTTTCCTTTCCTTTCCTTTTTAGCATTGCTATCGGATTGCGTTTGCATTGCGTTCGCATTTTCCCATCTGTAACTAGCTGATTTTCTTGCTTTTGCGCTCTTGTCATTTCTTTGTTCAAGTCTTTCTTGTACAGAATTACTGCCAAAATAATCACCATTAAAAATGAATAAATCAAAGTCATTTACTACGCTCGCTACTAAGTCGCTATCCGACCTTAAGTCATACGCAATGCCTTCGTAATCCATTCGCAATGCGTTCGCATTATTATATAAATCCTCAACTATTGACCAAAAAACACCATAGCCCTGCATACCATGTTTTCTAATCAACCTTTTAATCTTCTCATCATTACGAGCATTATAGTCGTGTGAGAAGTAGAATGTATCTTTTGGCATTTTTATTACTTAATCGTTTACTAAATCGGTTTTCAAAGCTTCATTTATGCGAGTAATTTCACTATCAGTGAATAATAACTTACCCTGCATCTTGCGTGATAATTCCGATTCTGGTATCTTGGCATTTAATGAAAGCCAACGCTGTGTACGACCATCCATGGCTTCCTTGATTCGTTCATGAAGCTTCATTGTTTTAATTTCTTCCATAAAATTTATTGTTGAACAGCAAAAATAGTATTAATTTTTAAATTCCCAAATATTTTTAATTTTTTTTAAAAATAATTTTGTGGTTTAATTAATTTAATTAAATTTGCAAATGGAAAATAGGGAACTAATATATGAGCTGGCTAAAAAGCTTGATTTAATAATAGAAGTAACAAAGGATGGTAAATACACTGGTAAATATAGATTCATAAATAATAAACTACATAAATTAAACGAAGATGAGAAACTCAACGATAATAGTAAAGAAAAAAAGGTGCGTTAGATGCGGTAACATTGATTACCATTTTTCTAAAAAGATGTGTAAGCAATGCGCTACTATTGAATCTACTCAAAGAAGAATGGAAGAATTTGAAGATGATGGTGAAAGCTTTCAAAATCTTGTTTCAGATTTAGATCATGTATTCAGCCAGTACATTAGATGTAAATATGCCGGCAAAGATGGCATGGTAGAATGTTATACATCTGGCAAAAAGATGAGGTGGCAGGAGATACAATGCGGCCACTTTATACCAAGGGCAAATCTTGGAACTAGATGGTTAGAAGCTAATTGTAGACCACAATCAATGGAAGAAAATTACTTTAAGATGGGTAATTTGGAAGAGTTTGAATATAAGTTAGACGCAGAGAATAATGGTGTTGTAGAATACTTGAGAGAAACAGCAAGGCAGGTTGCTAAGCCAACTAAGGATGAATTAAAAGCTTTAATCATTGAATATAGGTCCAAATTAAATTTGGTAAAGAAGAAGTTTAATTAAATTTATTTTTTTAATTAAATTAATTAAATTAATTTTGTATTCAAACATTAAAAACACATAAAATGGCAAGAAACATTAGTCCAGATTCGGTATCAAGTAAAGTATCGGATCTCAAAGTAGGAGAAAGTTTACTATTAGAAAACCCATATACTTCAGTAATGGTTATGGTTTCTAATCTTAAAAGAAAAGAAGAGCATAAAGCAAAGGTATTCAAAATCAAAGCAGAGGACAAGCAAACCAATGTAACCAGATTAAAATAAGTAATATGCATATACAAACCATTAACTACACCAGAACATTTAATTTAGGTAACTATTCATCAGAAAAAATAGGGGTTGAGTTTGCTTTGAATCCGGGTGAATCAGCAGATAAGGCTCTTGATAATGCAAGGCAACTGGTTGAAGAGTACCATAAAAAAAGTGTTAAACAAATTGAAGAAGCTGGCTTTTATTTTGAACAAGATGAACCAATTGTTGAAAAAGTAATCCCAACACAATCAAAAAAGACACTAACAGAAAGAACAAAAGAGTTTATTAATTCTTGCACAACAAAACAGGAGTTAAAAGCTTGGGAACTAATGTGTAAAAATAATTCTGAATTGCTGGAATATTATAATAACAAACTAAACAACCTTTAATTATGAAATGGAATGAAACACTTATTAGATCAAGTTCTGTTGGTTATTTAATGACCGAGCCGGTAACTAAAGCTGACAAAGAAGCTGGAGTTCTTTCTAAAACCGCTCAAAAACATTTAATTGAAGTTTATATCGCTGAAAAATATGGCAGAAGGAGAGATATACAAACAAAACAAATGAAAAAAGGTATTGAAGTTGAAGATGATTCAATTGACCTTTTAAATAATTTTTGGGGAGTGGATTATGGTAAAAATGAACATAGGTTTACTAATGATTACATATCAGGGCATCCAGATATAATCACTGTTAACCCAAATAAAGTTATTGATATTAAATCAAGCTATGATCTTTGGACATTCTTAGGGAATATACCAGATAAACTTGATAACTTATATTACTGGCAGCTCCAGTCTTACATGTGGCTTACAGATGCTACTAGTGGACATATTGCATACTGTCTTGTTAATACACCATTCAATATTGTTGAGCAAGAGAAAAGATACTTACTTAATAAGATGAATGTTGTTTCAGAAGAAAGCCCAGAATATGTAAAAGAATCAATGAAGCTTGAGTTTAATATGACATTTGATGATATTGCTATTTCAGAAAGAATATTAATATTCAATGTGGAAAGGAATGAAGATGATATTTTAAGGATTCAACATAAAGTAGAAAAAGCAAGAGAATTTTTATTTGAACTTGAAAACAAACATTTAAATTTCAATAAATGAACGGAGCTAATGTCATAAGTGCAATCCAAAATCTAAAAATGGCCCAAGAGCAATTAGAAGATTTTTGCAGGCAGTTCCCCAACTCACAGGGAGAAAGGATATTTAAAAATTATAGTAAAAAGATAGATTGGATTTTTAATGATATTATAACCCACCCGTTTCTTAC